TCCATTTCCCCTTTCTGAGCCGCTCTAACCATCCCGAAGAATCTTTGTTGTTTTCTCGAGACTGCAGGCATGAGTTAGCCTCCGACAATTTGGACTTGCTCAACGACAACGTTGGCAGACCCTGCAGTAAGTTTAACTGCTTTTTGAATAACAGGGACTGTGCCTGCTTCAAGTTTTGCTGATGCAAGTGCGTAATCTGCACTAGCTCCTGACGAGTCATAATCTGTAGTGATAGTTGTATCTGTGATAGCAGTAATCTTCTTACCACCACTCGCTGCTGTTACGAAATCAGATGTGAATGCTGCATCACCATCTGCAGCAGTCGAGATGTAATCTCCGACTACGAATCTATGAGCAGGAGTACCACCACCTAATACAGTAACAACCATAGTGGCAGCATCAGTAGCTGCTTTAATTTGAGCATTCTTCGATTTACCCACAGACAAAAGAATTGCTTCTCCTGCAGCAAGAGTTATAGCAGGTCCTGCATCAATCTGAATAGTTGAAGCACTTGCCGCGTATGCACGAATCACGCCAGATTTTACAGTGATATAGCCTGAGCCAGACCCTGTAATTGTTTGTGTGTCAATGACGTTTAATACTGACATTGTATTTGGATTCTCCTTACTAGACTATTTATCGCGTTGTTGTTTTAAGAATTTAGCAAGGTCAGCTGTGCTACCAACAAACATTGTATTGTTTGTAGTATTAACTTGCTTATCTTTCTTAGGATTTTCAATCTCGTTGACCTTTTTCTGTAGGTCTACAAGTTTGTCAGCAACGTCTCCGACATGTTTAATTAACTGTCCTGCAACCTCAAACGCACGAGGTTGGTCTGACTCTTGTGCCAACTCAAGTATACCGTCTACCGCTTCTTGACCCTTTTCAACCAATGAGTATAGATGACCACGAGTATACTCATAGTCTTTCTTTAATTGCTCTTTTGTAGATGTAGTATCAACTACTTCTACTTTTGGTTTTTCTACAGGGACGATATCTGACTGGACATCAAGGGCTTCCTCGATACCATCAAACTTACTCGTCTTGTCCTGTGACTGGGTTTCTCGACTTGGCATCTGTAAACTCACTGTATATTTCGTTAAAACCAAAGTTGTCGTCAGGGTCAGCAGTAATTGGGTCTGGTTGCACCTGATATCTAACCTCCCTTGTAGGCATGGTTTTATCTTTTGTATTATAATCAACAATAGCCTTCTTGATAATCTCTGAGTCTGCGTCTTGCACAGGACCGTATAGAAATGTCTTAGCTATAAATGATAAATTATAAACCAGAGTACGACGTGTATCGTAATCTCCCTCATAAACATCTTCATAATCAATAGCAGTTAGAGTGACTGGATAGTCTCTCTTCTCACCTAGTTCTGGGACTAGATTCATTGTGATAGTAAATGAAGGTTGAAAGAATGGAAGAATCTGCTCTAGTATTTGTAGAGAATCATCTTGATTCTTTGCCATGATAGACAATTCAAAATTAACGTTATATGGTATTGGCATATAACTTTTTACATTGTCTCCCGCAGCTTTAGTGTTGCGGATATATTGTGTAGGTGAAAGTTTTCTTGTTGCGTCATAACTAATACCTTGTATCTCGAAAGATAATCTAGGTAAAGTAATCTGCACTTGGTCTTTAGTAGTTAAATCTCCTACTGCAGCTAAGCGAGTAAGAAACTTTTGTCTAGGACCATAAGCAAGAGGGACTTTCATCACCTCTGTTTTGCTACCTTTAGTGCGTCGGATTTCAATATTATTGAAAAGTGTACCGAAACCGATAACAGTCTTTTTAATTATTTCATGATAAGAATATGTGCCCAACATTATAAGGTACCTCCAGAGTTTCCAAAGTCACCGAAAGGATTACTCTCAGTGAAATCTATAATAGCATCTGCCTGTGTTTCAAGTGTGAAGTTTTGGTCTGTTTCGCTATTCATATTATTTAGTGTATTATATGTAGCAGAAGTCCATGCTGCACCAGATGTATTGCCTGTCAATGTCTCAGGTATAGCATACATACCAGACCTGTTGTAAACAATTAACTGTCTTGTAGCAGAATTCCATGACTTAACTTCAGATGTTACGTTAGAGCTACCACCTGTTACAATCTCTCCTGCAACAAAGTCTCCTGTGCCACCATCTGCAACGTTAATAGTAACTGCGTTAGCAAAGTTAACTTCAACTGCATCAATCTCTGCGACACCAGTGTTGAAGTCTTCATCGCTGTATTCAAACAACTCACAACGTAAACCCCATACATGCACTTTACCTAACTGGTAGAATGGGACTTCGTGCTCTACGAATTGTATTTCAAAAGTTTTGTTTGCCATAGGCAAATGAATAAGGTCACCCTCATTAGGACGACCTTCTACAATTAATTGTGCATTATCATCTACTGCTGCTGTAAATCTTTCTCTTGAAATTATAAACGTAACTTGGTCTGATATTCTTACACCAAACTTACTAAACATATCTCCATCGCCACGAAATCCTGTAGCATCTTCAATGTATGCTTCTATTAAATATGCACCATTAAATGCTGATAGACTATCCTCTTCAAACACTGAGTCTCTATTAACTAGAGTGCGAGGTATATAATAGACATCTTTACCAAACATCTTGATTTGCTCGGTAACTAAACTACCGACTAAATCCTGCTCGCCTGTTGTGCCTTGTGTGAAATAAGAATTAGTAGCCATTATCCTATCATATCTAGTGGTGGTGTTTCCCAAACCATTCTAAGCTCTTCATCAAGTCGTTTTAATTCATCAACTGCGTCGTTGTAAATCATTTCACCATTCAATGTGACGCCTCCTGGCATTTGCACACCAGTAAACTTAGTTAAGTTTTGACCCCACTGCTTTTTAATCTTAGCAGTAGCATAGTCCTTAACCCACATCTGATTATATATTTCAGTCCACGTTGTAGGGTCAAGTGCCCTCCATGCTTTAATCACAATAAATGTATCTAACAATGCGTCAGTTGACCAATCAAAATCTAGATATAATCTATCTTGTACCTGAGAATATCTAACTGGTTTCTGTCCCTCCAATAGAAAATCGATAGTTTCTAAATGTTGTTTAATCATATAGTAATGATAAAACTGTGTAGATGTAAAATCATACAAGTCATTCAATCTCATCTGATATCTAATATCAAATATATTAGATGTCCCTTTATCTGTGAATGAGAATATACCTTCGATAGCAAGGATATGCTCTGGCACTTCAATGTATTTGTTTGACTCTAGCCATATATCATTTCCTGCGTCAGATGTAGTGCTAGTGCTTGTATCAGCACGGTCAAGCACATCTTGTGTAATCTTGTGTTTTAGATAGCATCTTTCAGCACCATCATAATGATACTGTTGAAACTTCTGTAAAGTATAATCAATAGCGTCATCTACTTGGTCGTCAGAAACATTCACTTCTAAGACAGGTTTACCTAATCTACGAAGAGCGTATTCTTTTAATTCTGCTTTAGAGGTAGGAGTTGCCATTACTGTTTCTGTAGTTTTTCTAAGACTGATACTTCTTGCATTGGTGCAACATCATTCAGTCCGTTAGCATCAAACCAAGGTGCGTCTTCCCAAGAGAATCCTTCACCAAAAGTATTATCAGGAGCCATAACATACCAATGACACTTAGCGTCAGGTATATCAACAGCACAGACTGCCCAATCGTCTGCCCACTGAGGTACTTGCACATACATCACTGGTAAGTGGTTAGCAAATAATGATAGGATGAAAGAGAATATCATCATGTCATTGCTGCCACTCTAGTCTGGAAGTCATCAAAGTCTGATGATGCAGCAACCACAGACTTGAAGTCTGCTAATGTAATTGTTTCTGCCTGTAGGGCTGATGCTGCTAGAGCACCTTGTGCTGCAGTAGCATAAGCAGTGCTGTTGGTAGCAGCAGCAGTGCCCAGTGTAGGTTTGCCTGTTAAGTCTGCATATGCACCAGAGAATAATGAAGGTTTGTTGCTGAGGTCATTGTAATTGCCAGAGAATACTGTTGGCAATGTAACACTCATAACACCAGTAGAGGAGTTATAAGATAAGTCGCCTCCTGCACTGATGGCTGCTCTAGCACGTGCAGTTGTATGATAAAGATTGCTACCTTCAGAAAGGTCACCAGTATCAGCAGCAGCGATTCTTGCATCTGCTCTAGCATCTGTGTAATATAAGTTGCTTCCTTCTGTTAAGTCACTTGTAGTAGCAGCAGCGATTCTTGCGTCTGCCCTAGCGTTAGTAAAGTAAAGGTTACTACCTTCTGATAAGTCACTTGTAGACTTACTTGATAGGTCTAGGTTTGACCCAGTCTGTAAGTTAACTCTTGCATCAGCACGAGCGTTAGTGTAATAAAGATTACTACCCTCTGTAATATTACCTGTGTCAAACTCAGTAAAGTCAATCGCCAAGTCAGCAGAGGTAAGTTTAATACCTGTGCCATAAGTGAAGTGAGTGCGTGTCCTAGCAGCAGTTGTAAATAGATTGCTGCTTCCTTCAGTTACGTTATCAGTGTTGATATCACCCTGTGTAACTGATAATGTATATGTGTTAGCAGCGTCATCATATACCTTAGTAATACCTGTGCCTGCAGTGAAGAGGTTATTTACTCTGTCATCTACTCTCTCATTAGTGAAGTATAAGTTGCTTCCTTCTGCCAAGTCATCTGTATCATGATTAGATAGAGATGCAATAGTAGATGGGATAGTGTATGAGATAACACCAGTAGAAGCGTTATATCCTAAATCTCCGCTAACACTGATATGTCCACGAGTCCTAGCAGCAGTTGTGAATAGATTAGTGCTGCCCTCAGTTACGTTGTCAGTATTGATATCTGCCTGAGTAACTTGAAGTCCACCACTACCATCATGCTCGATACCAGTGCCATATGTAAATGAGTTACGGACTCTTGCTTGTGTATGATACTTGTTGCTAGTGCCTTCAACAACTTGGTCAGTTGTATACTCACCGAAGTCAACAGATAGAGACAGTAGATTGTTTGCATCATCATAAGTAGCATCAATACCAGTGCCACCTTGAATTAATGCAGCAACGCGGTCATCAACTCTTTCGTTAGTATAGTATAGATTAGTGCTACCTTCTGTTAATGCATCAGTATCATGGTTTGCAATACTACCAACCTGTGACTGGAAGAATGTAATGTTACCAGTGATATTCAAGTTACCTTGAATCTCAAAGTCAGTTGTTGACTTGAAGTTAGTAACAGTTAGTCTGTTTTCAAATGGGTTGTAGTTTAAGTTTTGTGAGTCAGTCCTTATCTCAGTATTTCCAGATGTAGCAGAAACAAATACTGGATAGTATGTCAAGTTTGAAGATGCAGTTTCAGTTACATCAACCAGAGATGCACTGTCTGCGTTACCAGTCAGGTCACCAGTTACGTTACCAGTAATCTGTCCTGTTGAATTGATTGTGCCACCAACAGTTAAGTTGTTGGTGATTCCCATTGAGCCGAAACTACCAGCTCCTGCAGCTGTGATATTACCAGTTGTAGATTGTAATTCAACCTTTGTTGTGTTACTTCCATTCTGCAACTTAAGTGTCTTAGAAGCACCACGTATCACCATACTATCTTTGAATAGTGATGTGCTATCTACAGTCAGTGTGCCATCTAGTTGCTGATTACCATCAACATTTAAGTTAGTATCGAAGTCAACATCATTGGTCACTCTTAGAGTGTCATCAATAACAGTTGTACCTGCAACGTCTAGAGTACCTGCAATCTCAGTGTTTCCACTAGCACCTGTAACAATAAACTTGTTAGTGTTGACGATAATACTACCACCAACGTTGACGTTAGATGTAGTAGTGATAGTGGAGATATTACCAGTTGTGCCACTAAATGTTGCTGCAGAAACTGTGCCATCTGCTGTGATATTACCTGTAGCACCAAACAATGTGATTGTCTGTGCTTGGTCAGGTCCTACAAATATATCCTCTCCGAAGAATGAATCTTCAAATACTGTGATACCACCGTTAGGTACCATGATTGCTGCACTTCCTGCAAGACGAGTTGCAGTTGTATTTGCATTAGCAGTTACGTTACCACTTAGTAGAGAAGTTGTGCCGACTGATAATGACTCATCAACCTGTGCTGTGCCACCTATTACAGTATTACCATTGTCAGAATCAACTGTAAACTGGTCAACATTAGAATTATTTTGTATCTTGAATGCTTTATTATCTGCATTAAGAATTAGGTTGTCTTGGAATACCGCTTGACCATCTACGTTTAATGTAGTGTCAAAGTCAACAGCACCTGTTACACCTAAGTCATCATTGATAGTTGTAAGACCTTCGATTGTCGCAGTGCCTGCAATGAAAGTATTACCATTATCTGTGTCAACAGTAAACCTATCAACTAGAGAAGACCTAACAATAAACTGCTCATTGGTTGAGTCTATGATTAGGGAGTCAGTGATTTTTGTTTGGCCAGTAACTTCTAGGTCACCGCTAATATCACAGTCATCTGTGATAGAAACTGTGCCTGCCTGAGAGTCTAATACTAAGTTACCCGCAGTAGTGCTGATTTCGTTTGCAGCATCAACACCAATTTTGACACTATCGGCAGTGATGTCTGTTGATGTGATTGCAGCGTTGAATGTGGATGTTGCATTAACAACCAGACTATCACCACTAGCATCACCAATAGTTGTATTACCATCAACTTGTAAGTTGCCATCTACCTCAGCATTGTCTGTGATATGGACTTTACCATCAGCAGAATCTAGGACAAGGTTACCAGATACGGTACTAATCTCGGTAGCACCATCGACCCCGATTTTGACGGAGTCTGCTGTGATATCTGTGGAGGTGATTGCTTGGTTAAATGTAACCGTGCCAGTGAATTGGTGAGCATCGGTTGATTGGTTACCGATAGTAGTATTACCATCGACAGTGAGAGTGCCATCAACCTTAGTATTACCGTCAACATTTAAGTCTCCGTCTACGTCAGCATTATCTGTAATATTAACTGTGCCACCATCTGAATCTAGAATTAGATTTCCAGAGGTTGTTGAAATTTCACTTGCGCCATCAACACCTATCTTGATGTTATCCGCAGTAATATCTGTGGAAGTTATTGCTTGGTTAAACTGGACAACACCAGTTACTACATGTGAATCAGAGCCAGCATTACCAATCGTTGTATTACCATTGACTTGGAATGTCCCTGCAACAAATGTATTACCTGACTGAGCATCTACTGTAAATGTAGAAGCAACAGCGAAGTCATCTGTTACATCGAGCGTGCCAGTGATGTCGACATTTCCACCAAAGCTTCCATCGTCAACGACGACGAGGTCGTCACCGACGTATAAGTCAAGACCAATACCCGCGCCACCACCAACGATGAGAGTACCTGAAGCAGAATTCGTTGCATTTGTTGTATCAAATAATTTTATAGAGCCTGCGTCGATACCAGACCTAGTGCCACCAAATGCTTCACTACTGTTAGTTGCTGCATGATAAACTGCAAATCTTCCTGCAGAGTTATCCCAACCAAAGAATCCAAGACGTGCTTGAGAATCGTAATATCTAAACTCTACACCTCTGTCCTTAGAATCATTAGATGAAGGAGCAGTGTCACCGCCAACTGTGATGATAGGGTCATCAATAGTTGTTACAGTGGAGTTAACTGTTGTAGTTGTGCCATTAACAGTGAGGTTACCCTCTATTAAAGCATTCGTATTAACAGTCAAGCTGCCATCTACAGTTACATCATCTGTAAATTGAGAGACAGCATTTACTGTTAAGACATCAGAAGAGGCATCACCAATCGTGGTCAAAGGACCGTTGATTGTTACCCGCTCATTCATTGTAACAAATCCATGCACAGTTAGTGAGCCGTCTGTGGCATTTCCTTGACCGACACGTCCTATTGTGGTAGCACCTGATTCTCCTAAGATTGAGAATTCAACAGTATCATTAGTATTAACCTTACCAACGTAGAAGTCATCACCGACATGTAAGTCTTGGACAATACCTACACCACCCGCAACTCTTAAGTTAGCATCTGGGTCATCAGCGAATGAAACATTATGGACTCCTGTTGCTCCAATATACTGACGATATTTTACATCAAGGTTATTAAGTAAGGATGGACGAGTCCTTGCTGTGCCTGCATCCTTAACTACAATTCTATCTGAAACGTATAAGTCAGTGCCAATTCTGACATCCTTATCAATGTTGACACCACCCGCAAATGTTGCATTACCACCACTGGTTAATGTAATTGCAGATTCTGATGTTGTAGGGTCAACAACAATATTATTTGTCCTTTCAAAAGTATTGACACCACCGACATTTAGACTACCTTCTATGTCTGTATTACCATTTGTAGAGGATACTCTGAATGTCTGGCCACTACCATTGGTTATCGTGAAGAATTTACCAGTGGTATCGAGTGTAATATCATCGTGGAATAGTGAATCATTATCAACATCTAAGGTTGAATTGAATGTAACAGCAGAATCTACATCAAGAGTGCTGTTAAATGTTACTCCACTATCTACATCTAGTGTGCCATCTGTGTGGACATTACCATTATCTGTATCAATATCAAATACGCTAGTGCCACCCGCAGTTTTAATCTCGAATTTTTTATTATCTGCCTGTAGAAGAAGACCATCAGTTATAGTTGTTTGTAACTGGATGTCGACTGTACCTTCAATGACTGTGTTACCAGTTGCACTCGCAACAGTAAATTTATCAGTAGTGTTATCTCTAATAGCAAAGTTAGCATCAATATCGACAGTGCCATCAATTTCTACGTTACCATTTAAGTGAGTTGTGCCACCGACATTGAGGTTTTCAGAAATACCTGTGCCACCAGTTACTACCAGTGTGCCTGTTGTAGGTGTCTTCCAAGTGGAAGATGTGTTGGTTGTTAGACGGAGATTTCCCGCAATAATAGGAGCATCAGTGCCAGAGTAAACTTCGCTGACATTGGTCGCGTTGTAGAGGAACCTATAGCCGCCAGTGCCAGACCATATGTTAGAGTCCGCGTAATTTTCGTCCCAACCGAAGAAACCAAACCTTTCTTGTGAATCATAATATCTAAATTCTACACCACGGTCTTTGTTATCGTCAACTGTAAGAGTATCTTCACCACCTAAAGTAATGATAGGGTCTTGGACTGTTATAGTTGTAGAATTGACAGTCGTGGTTGTCCCATCAACTTGCAAGTCACCACGAATTTGGACTAGACCTGTGACTGCATCGTCATCATTAGGGTCTAATACCATTGTGGCATTAGTTGTAGATAAGGTATTATCTTGGAATTGATAACCTTCTACGTTTACTCTATTAGATACGTTAGTTGCACTAATAGTGATATCATTATCAGATGTGATATTGATATTAGCATCACCTGCACCTGAGTTAGTGGATGAGATACTAAGTGCTCTAGCCTGTGATGTATTTTGGGTAAGTTTAAAGTCTAAATTACCACTACCAGTCTTGTCTAGAGTCTGGTCGATTGCACCATCTAAAGTGATGTCTGCATCAGAGAAGTAAGTCCTTACATTAATATCAACTTCTCCTGCACCACCATCAGTAATAGTTAAACTGTTACCTTGATTTGTATGGTGATGACACCAGTAGTGGATAGTTGCGGGTGTATCAGTCTGGACTAATATCTCTGCTACACGAGATGTAGCAGCATTAAAACCACTTACATACCCTGCCATGTTGACAGCAACACCATCTAACTTATAGGTGATACCATCCATATAATGACCATTGCCATTATGCTCACCATCATCACCCAAACTAAACATCAATGGGTGATTCATCCCATTGTATACTTCGTTGGTATTATCTGACTGGTCAAAGATGTAAGTTACTCCTCTCTTAAGACCAATGCTAGGTGCTTCTACAGTATCAAGATAGAATACACCATTTGGGTCTGAGTTAATATTATCTACACCAACTGTAACTGCTATCGTAGTAACTAACTGTTGAGTCCCACCACTACCGTCACCAGTATTATTAACACTAAAGAGTAAGTTACCAGTTGTATCGTTTACCTTTGTATAGTTAAGGTAATTAAATCCTCTATAACCTGTTACTGCTGTTAATTCTTGGTCTAACTCAAAGTCTTCTTTCGTGTTACCATCAGCAAAAGAAACGCGATTATTTTGTAGTTGAGTATTATCTACACCTCTATCAGCGATGGTTACGAAACCACCTTCTATATTATTTCCTGCATCCCATGCAGTTACATCAAAATCTTCTTGGTTAAATGCTGCTATACCTTTTTGTGGTGCAATAGCAGTCCCTAAGTATCTCCAACTTCCTGCGTCAGATGTATCAGTGTGAGTAGGCTCACCTTGACCAGATGCAATATCTAAGATTGCTTCATATAATACATCAGCACTATTCTTTATCTTAGAATATCTTGGATAAGTTGCAGCGTTACTGTATACAGGAGCAAAACTACCTTCTGTTGCTGTAGCAATAGGAGAGGTCTGTGCAAATGTTAAACGACCATATCTGTCAACGTTGAAGTTTGTTACGTTAACGGTCTGTGTACCTGTAGTAGCAGATATAAGAGGTGTATCTGCGTTACCTATTGGGTTGTAATTACCTACAACAACTGTAGTATCAGCAAGGTCAACGAATGGATTAGATGATTGTCCGTTACCATTCTGGACAATAATACGTCCACTACCACCAGTGATTGTGCGGTTGACTAATGTGCCTTCTGCTTGTCTCGATATAATACCGAAACCTGTCATGTTTGCTAACGAAGACAGGTCAGTATCTAAGGGTTGAGCGTCAGTAATACCATAAGCACCTAAACTTGTAGGGTTTGTGGCATCTACAATACGACCTCTAGAGTCGATAGTTACTTGAGAATATGTCCCTGTTGCTTCTAAATTGTTTGCATCATAATGTGGTAGTGCGACCACATAGTTTAATTCTGCTGTGATGGTTAAGTTTGCAGACCCATCAAAAGTACCTGCACCAGACATATCACCACCAAGTGATATCTGACGTGCGTTAGCAAGACGTGTAGCAGTTGCAGAGTTACCTATCAAAGAAGCAGTAATTGCACCCGCTTCAAAGTTACCGTCAGCATCTCTTTTTACTAGAGTGTTAGCGGTATTTGATTCGGTTTCAATAGGTCTCTCATATTTCAGAGAGTTCCACGATGTAACACCGTCTCCGATTTTGATACGTGAAGTATCAATCTCAATACCTAACTCACCCTGAGCAAGGATTGGATTGACGTTAGCCCATTGCTGTGCACCGTCACGTCGTAGTTGTAGTCTATTTGCCATTACCTTTTATTGTGGGCTGCAGACGATTCCGTCTGATATATTTATGCAATAACGAAGAGACCTCTACTTGTCTGTTATGCTGCAGGCACTTCTGCAGTTTCCTCTACCTCAGTGGGTTCTGGAGGATTAAGATATTGTAGTGTCTCAATAGCACCAAGTAATTTAAGGGCAGTCGCCTCATTATCCTTGATTTTCTTTGCTAACTCTTGATTTTCTGAAATAAGATTGCTATAGCGAGTTTGAAATTGCTCTAACAATTCTTCTTGTGTAGCAGTTTCCTTCACATCAACTGGCATGATTTTCTCCGTTTACGATAATTTGTTTGAGAAGAGATTTGATTTCATTCAAATCTAATTTTACAGCATCAACATCAGTTTGTAAAGCTTCAAACTTTGCATCCTTCTGTTTTCTTTTATTATAAGCTGCCATGTAGTCATCATACTCTGTTTTGTTACAGTTTACAACAGCGTTTGATTCTGGGTCTCTGTACCATCCATCCTTTCCCTTTACAGGGATTAGGTCGGGTGAGTATGGTTCTATATGGTCTGTAGACTTATCGGGACTTGACATGGGTCATCATTATGTGTACAATCAACCGTGTTAGGTTGCAAGAGCAATAGCCCTTAGGTCAGCTATGAGTGGGACTCGTGCCTGATTTTTGGAGCGCATCACGATTTTTAATTGGAAAGCATTGAAACTCAATCCTTTCTTCTCGTATGCGTAATCCTTCCAAAGATATTCATCTGTTGGACTTGTATCATAATCTTGATTCAAGGTTGTAATTGGGTCTCCAATCGGTGACCATCCAACGTTGTTGGGGTCAGCATTGTCACCTGTTTTGAAAGCACGATAATATATACGGATTTCAGTTTGTGGGTGTCTAGTGATTTGGAAATCAACCTTGACTGCTCGCGCTTCACTACCCAGTCTTGCAAGACGAGTAATATAAACCGCGTCGTTTTGGTCACCTGTAGGTAATGTTGATACGTCTTGAGACCTATCGATATCACCCTGTTGTCCATATGGTGAAGGACCACCAGGCCACATATTGACCCTGTTGGTAGTCGTAATAAGCGACATTCTATCTAGGTCAATAGCAGGAGACAGAGATTCTTTCTCAGTCCTTAAAGTTATTGCCATAGTTAGAGACTTATTACCATCTAGTTTATTCTGCTCATTAATCTTAGATGCAATCATCTGAGGAGAAGTGAATGAGTTTTCCTCATTCAATACAACGTCATAGTATTGCCCACTATTAATGAATGAAGACTGGTCTCTTGGAGATGACCCACCTTCACCACCACCGTCACCAACAGAGGTAGCGGTAGTAGTATTTACACGAGCAATAACCTCAGTTTCTGGGAGTTGCATCGTGGAGACTGTAGGAGTTAGACACTCAAACTGGACGTTTTGTGTGCCCCATACTTCTGCTCCACCACCACGTATACCGTTTGTTGCAACGTGGTCAACTGCTAACATGTAAGTATCAATCCATGGACACTCAATGCTAGAGTGGACTTTGTTAATTTCAACAAGAGGTATACCGTCTAAGTTATAACATTCAACTACTGTGCCAGAGGGATGCTCTACATCAGCAGTACCGTTACTACCCCTACCAGAAGTAGCAACAGTTATAACTTGACCATTAGATGATATTGAAGAGTATTGTATAATTTCATCGCCTATCTTAAGGTAACCAGGATTCAAGTTTCCTATCGCAGCACCACCAATAATGTTATGGAATTGTGACGCATCCTGCACCTGTATACTAGAGCTTGACTGTGCAAGTGTAGTAGTTAAGGTTGTGCTAGGCACTTCAGATACAACACCCATAATCTCAACGTTGTTTGTGCGTTGATGCATACCATGATTTCTATGGTAGATAAGTATTTCCTTATCATCATGTGGATAAGATGGTGCTTGTGTTGGGAATGCAGTATATGAGTCACCACTATACGCAATAGATGTGATAGTAGCACTTGTGCCACCAGGTTCGTTTAGAGTATCAGATGTATCGAATGATTTGGTAATGAAATTCAATATCAGAGTCGTAGTGCCTGCATCGTAAGATGTAACTGTACCTACTGCACCTGATGTTGACCCTGTTACTACATCTCCAACTTCAAATGTGCCATTGAATATGGCAGATAATACAATCGTTGCTGTAGACTGAGATGAAGTTAAACCTTGGAATGGGTCACCGTTAGTATCAAGGAAACCAGATGAGAATGTGCCACTGATGTCTGTCAATGTCATTTTCTCTGGGTCAGATACTGCATCATATTCTTTAATAGTACCTGCAGCACCTGATGGTTGCTGTACTATTCTTGCACCAACTGTAAAGTTGTAATTATTACCCGCAGGCATTGACAAGATTTGAGTTGGTTTGATAGTCTGAATTGGATTCTCAATCAGATTGTGAATTCCTCTATTACCACGTCCTAACTCAGCGTTGTTAAGAATTACTGTGCCAGTAGGTTGTGTAAAACTTGCACGATATATGGTAAACTTCAAGTCTTCATACTGGTCAGCAGTCCATGTAGATGCGTTTTGTGATTTGAATAACACACCTGAGTATGGTTGCTCAGAAATAGTCCTTGTGCCTGACACATCAATGTCACCCATTCTGGATATCCAAACTTGATATTCATTAGAGTCAGATAGAAGCACAACACAATATTCTGTGTCTGCCTTGATGTATACAGGAGACCTAAAGACAAATCTTGAAGGTATTGCTGCGTTGTCTGACAATTCAATTTGGTCAGCGTCAACTGTGCAGTCAGAGAAAGGTAAGATTTCCTTACTTGGATAACCATTCTCCATAGTCCTTATCTGCATAGAGATAGGAATATTACTATCCTTAGTCTTGAAGAAGATGTCAACACTACTTAAGAATACACCGCCTTCTTCTGCAACAAGGAATGATTGTGCAAGAGGGTCATACCAACCAATCTGACGAGTAGATGTCCTAGTTGTGATAACTGTGCGAGAATCACTAACTGTATCTCTAACAATGTCAGCATTTCTGATTGCAAGAATATTCTCTCTAACAGTCTTCAATGTACCTGTTGCCTGATAGGTAGTATCTGCAGAAGAATCTACATCACCTGATGCCTTACTATTGGTCTTAGATGTTGTAAATCTAACTGAGCGAGTACCTGTTGCCCAACGTGGGTTGGAATCATTCTTAGGTGATGGGATAAACAATGTACCTTGTAGGTTACCAATGTTATCTGTCAACAGACGTCTGTCTCTCATAACAGCACGTGCACCTGATGTCTGTCCTACTAATACTTCACCAACAAGAGCGTTACCAAAGAAGTTTGGATTGACGCTTTCTGCCATTGCAGTGATATCAATATTTAAGAAAGGTGTTTGTGATGCATAAGACTCTGCCAATGTAGCTTGTCCAACACCATATGGGTCAGTCTTCAAACCATCATTTGCAGGAGCAACTTTTAGTTGACACTTAGATGTCTGACCAATAACTGTTTCACCAACAACGAAAGGTGTTTCGTTTGTGTTAGGGTCAGCACTAGATGACTTAGTAATCTCAATGACTTTAGGAGTCATGTAACCAGTAACATCTACACCATCAAAGAATGCATACATTCTTGTGCGTGGTTTTAGTCTGTCAACATTAAATCCAATATTTCTTGAGCGAATCCAAGGTATAACTGATTGTGATAATACTGTATCACCAAGTGATTTTCTATCAATCTTAGGCACAACACGTGTCCTAATACCCTGTCTTGCTTGGTTATTAACAACCCTCCAAGTCCTTCTTTCATGGACGAATAGAGGTTGTCTTCCTTGTCCGTGACCTAATCTACCAAGTCTACGACCACCAGCTGCGAAACTACCAGACCTGTTTCTAAATCTACTACTAGAAATTAGAGACTCACCAGTCCAGTTAGTCCTCCAACCACCCCACTGAATAGGAGCAAAACCATTTTGGTCAATTTGTAAATCTCTTGCAACAGCAGAGAAGTCACCTTCTACGTTTTCTACACGAGCTGGAAGTCTTTCAATATCAATCCAGTCATCAGATGCAGGAGTTAAATCAATACGACCAATGAAAGTAAACACGTTGAATGGGTTTACATTCTCTACTCTAGATGCATATGGTTGTGTAACAATAGGGACATCAACGTAAGGTAACATCACCATGTTACCACCAGTCTTAATTACGTTAGTTGACTCTGATAAGTTTAACTCGAGCGGGACATTGGTAGTATAATGAGAAGGACGTAAGTGACCCTGGCTAAAGTCCATGCTGCATTTATAGTCAACATTAAGGACGTCACCAATAGTGTGGTCTGTAAAGTCATCAACAATGTATCCATTCTTGAGACGGTCAAATCCATTATCGTCATAAGATTTCGTATTCTCTGCCTGTGATTCTAGCATAGTCAGAGACGTATAATACTCAACATGTGACAATCTTGTCTCAATGTCACCAATATCTTTCATCGTATAACGACGAATGATTTCTGGGTTGATTAATATGTCTCTTTCTACATCATAAACGTAAGGACGATATTCAATCTGTGCTAACAACATAGCGTTGTCAATGTTGTCAGGAGGTGGAAGGTCTTCCGAAGACACACCACTAACAACTTTTAGTTGATTATCATGAGTTAAGAATAACTTGTCTGCTCTGGGTAGGTAATAGCAATAGTCACATCTAAACTCGCTATTAACTTTAGGGACGTCGAATATAGTCGAGCCACCCGCACCACCACTGGTATCAAAAGTCCTAGCAGCAAAATCTAATGACGCACAATTCACATAATATGGAGCTGTGATTAGACCACTACCTGATGCTAATTCTCCTACACCTGGTCGGAAGTCGAGTTGGTCTCTTAAGAAGTTAATAGACCCATCCAGTTTGTATTTAGGAATCTCTTTGAAAGTAATACCAGTATATGATTGGTTACTGAAATAATCACCTGATGATTCATGGACAAAGTAGTCAAAGATAACAAGAATCTTTCTGATAGGTGGTGTAAACTGTGGTAACCTAGTCATCTTAGACACATCATAATAATGTGCTTTCTGTCCTGCGTCTAATTCAAACTGACTGGTAACAACTTTACTACCCTTAGTTACAGACCCTTCTGCGTCATCAACAATACCAACTAACTGGACACCGTCATCATCTACACCATCAATAGTTTCGCCTGGTATAAATGGAATCTCATTAAGAGCAACGAAGTATAGTCTTAATGTGGAGTTAATAAACTGAATAACTCTACCACGAGCACCAGATGTCCTACCAACAATGACACTACCATTGTCAAAGAATCTAGATTCTGTTAATACAAGGTAAGGTGACATAGCATCTGTGTCATCCTCTGATTCATACACAGCATGAATCTTGTAAACATCATTCAGTGCAAATGATATCTCTTCGTCTTCAATACGTGACCCATATAAGTTACCATATGCTAAACCATATCTCTGTTGGTCTTGCTGTATTCTTGTGCGAGTAACTTTCATCGCACGCATTTTTGCAGCAGTCTTAATTTTCTTGGTAACAATATTCTTAGATACCAACGCGGTTAATTTAACAGTAGATACGTTTGATAATCCATCAATAGTAACTGACTGTCTGTCAGCACCAAATGTAACTGTTAATGTGCCTGCATCATTTAAAGCATCAATATCAAGGTTATCTCCAACTGAGAATGCTGACCCTGATTCTGCTAAGATTGTTAGGAAATAATTGTCATTATCTAATGTAGCAAACTGCTCAGATTCTGGTAGAGATACAGTAACACCACCAGACACAACTGTCTTATTATTAAATGTCCTAAACACAAAGAATGATTCGTCAGATATTGACTTCATTGATGTGCGAGGAGTATCAATGGTCATCTCACCATTCTGGTAGTCCTTTTGGAATACGAAAGGACGCATTCTTAATAGGTTAGTATAGTCACCATCAGTGATGCTACCCTTAGTTAATCCTGTTTCTAGTAATGCTGTCTGCGTTTGATAGTTAAAGATATAACTTGACTGTCCTGTAGCAGCGTTAGTTGGGACTGTATTAATACCACTAGATACATCTACTCTTGCAATTCTTAGAGTCCTATTACCCTCTGAATCAGAGTTTACAGGTGTTACAACATCACCAGGACGGATGTCTGCTTCCATCTTAGTGTTGTTACCTATAATATTTGTATTTCCTGCTTGGTCAATAGTAACACTAACACCTTCAATAATTGCTTGGTCATTTAAGAGTAGGTTTGCACCAAAAATAACTGCGTTACCTGAGTTTCTACCTCTGACTGTCCTAGCATCAGTTAAGTTAAATGAATGTGCTGCTTCTAATGTACCGATAACACGTCCATCTCTTTCTATAACTTCACCATTAACAAAGTCTCCTGATACTTGCTCAAGGTAACAATGTGTGCCACTTCCTGCATCAGCAACGAAACCTCTAGCATTAGATGTCCTTCCTCTCAATACATCACCAACAACTACTGAGTTATTTCCTGCAGCAAAGTTGATACCTGTCCACATCTGTGCATCAAATATCCACATATCATAGACACCACCATTGTCCTGCTGCAACTGAATTGTGCGAGCACGCCCAATTTGTCTACCAACAATAGAAGATGTATTGTTTAGTGTCCAGTCATCATATAATTCTAATGTCTGATATGCAGATGTAACACCCTCACCAGTTAGGTCAGGCCACCCATACACATCATATACTTTCATGAATTGACCTAGACGGAATGATATGATACCATTCTGCACACATTCAAAATCTCTAGGTTTAGGTGCATCTACAAATTCTGGGACAAGAAACTCAGTCCTATATCCTTTAACATAAGCACGACCTGGTGATACCTCAAATGATACTAATTCATCTGATGCTAAATTACCATTTGCAGATGTTTCTCCAACACGGTATACACCGTTGTTAAAACCATCATCTAAATTTTCTCTAGGTGTAATAGTAAATGTATCAATTACATAGTCACCTGATTCTTCGTATGTCCTACGTGCTAATGATTTTTCTAATTCAGAGTATGCTGTAGCAGTAACGAATTCCTCTACCTTAGAATTATTAAGGCGTAATAATTCAATAAAGTTTTTATCTGTAGTATCGTTTATTGCTTTCTTTACAAGACTTGTCCTAATTCTAAATCTATGACCACCTGGTGCAGAATAGTTAGATGTACCTGCAGCGTTGTCATTTAGATTAGGGTCATCTTCTGGAGTTACAATAGATTCACTGACTTCTAAACCAACACGATAAGATGGTGTGTTAGTATACTGGTCAAGAATCAAATATGAAGATGGAATATCTACAAAGTGTCCTCTAATAAAATAGACACCCGCATTAATATAAGCAACAGATGCTACTGCACTTGAATCAACTGGTAACAACTGTCCAAATGGAGACCCAACTTCAATCAAAGTTGTGCCGAAAGTTATTTCATTCTCTGCTAATAACTGCTCGTTTGGTTGGAAAGTTTTAAGAGTTGTATCAGAAGTGGTGTCACCTGATTCAATATACTTAACATATAATGTTACATATCCACGAGATGACTCAGTTGATGGAATAGAATAGAGGACTTTCGCCTTGATGCCAGTGGTGATACCCTCAATTATTTGTCCATTTAACTGTGTCCTATATGTCTCAATATCTACACCTAAGAAAGACTGTTGTAATATAATTGCTTGCACTTGAAGGTCGTATCCCACTTGACCTGGAATAACCATAGCACCTTCTTTAAAGAAGTGCTGACCTATAGACTCCAACTGATTCTGTAGAATCGACTGCATAGTAGTCAATTCTCTTGCTTGGATTGGATATCCTGGTCGGAACAGGACTCTGTAGAAATTGTTGTCCTTATCGAAATCGTCGAAATAAGGAGAAATATTCAGATTAGTATTCTGTGGCATCTTAGAACTCGATTACGATTTTAATATCCTCGATTTGGTCACCCGCACGAGTGATTGCTCCTCTGTTATCTATGTAGATAACTTCACCAGAGTTAGGCTGTACCTCAGGTTTTGCATAACCGTTAGTAAATGCCATACCCAAATCATACTCAGTGTTGTTGATGATTCTAGTGCTAGAACCTGATACAATCGGGAAGTTAATATCAGGGTCAGCAGATGCACCAGATGTTGCACCTACAACAGGGTTACCACCTTCAAACTCAATTAGGTTTCCAGTGAATTCTGGGAAGACACCGTCAATTCTATTTTGATAATATTTTAACACTTTAGTTGTGTTATTCCATGATATTACACGACCACGTGCAGTCACCTGTTGACCACCAATAGTTCTAGATTGTGTAATAATTTCGTCAGTCTGGAAGTTACCTGTGAAGGTTGGTGAAAAGATAACTGCCTTTGTTGCTGATAATGTAAGGTCAGAAGTTAATTCTTCTGTGCCATACTTGTTAGGATTAATAACCAAACCAATACGACGATAGTCGTTATCAGTCGGGAAGTCACCACTACCTTCAGCGTAGGTAAACTTGGTGTTAATCATGACACGGAATCCACCCAACTCAGTTGCAGGGTCTGCTCCATGTCCTTTTACTGGGGGTATAACAACTTCGACGCTACCGCCTGTTCCTGTACCTGCTCCAATACCGTTGACCTCATCGATGATTACTTTACCAAATGTATATCCACTACCACCAGATGTCACAGTAGCAGAAACAATTCTACCACCATCAACAACGAGTGATACACGACCACCGATACCATCTCCTTTAATAGGGACGTTTTCATAAGTACCGTTATTGTATCCACTACCAGAAGAAGCGATAATAACAGTATCAATTTCTCCACCAATAGCATCTGCTACCACTGCTGTATCAGACAGCACTGGCATATACTCATTAGAGAAGAATTTCAACACCTGTCCAACAGGGATAGTATACATATACTTCCAACGATAACCATCAGCAGTTGTGATGATAGAAGTAGAAGTACCTGTAGGCTCAACAGTTGAAGGTTTACCGTTAGGGTCACTAGGTGATGTACCGTTATAAATGCACTTATATACCTGATAACTCGAGTTTACAACGTAGAAATCTGCGTCATATAATTTAGTAGCACCAGAAGATGCAGTCTTTGTAGCACTATAGTCATGTCTATACATGTCATACACATAACCCAATCCACCAGTAGTTTGCTCTGGGGGAATCCAGTCAGTCCTTCTGATAACCTGTATGGTATCATTTGCTAATACCCTCTTAAGGGATATCATGTCAGAGTAGTCGTCTGAAAACTCTTGGAATGAATCTACTGGGTCAGGTGGTGCATTCTCGTTATCCCATGACTGTGGACGACCAATGAATACGTACAAACGGTCACGGTCAGCACCAGCTAAGAGGTCGGACTGTGTTGGGTCAGGACCCTCAAGTGCACTTCTGAAACGCTCGGCAGTAAAGATTCTAAATTGGTCGGTTAATAGTGCCATGTCTAGCGATTGCCTTCTTTATATTTATAGGGGTTAGTCTTCCTCATTTCTGATAAACGTTGTATATTCAACAGAAATGATGTCGGCTTGTGCTCCTGAGGTGTTTCCTCTCAAGATTTCACCGACTGTAAACTTATAAGTTGGGTCATTATCTACAATATTTTCCACTGTCAATGTAAATTGTCCTGCTTTAGGACCTGTTACGCGACTGGTAGTTGTTGCAGTCAAACCTGATGTCAATCCTTCTACTACTTCTGGTATGTTAAACAAGGTAGTAGTGTTATATGTAATGACGATAGTTGCGGTTGAGATATGAGTATCACCGTCTCCCAATTCACCCGCAGCTTGGATTGTTGCGGTTAGAGGTGTTGCATTACCATCATATATTTGGTCTCCAACTTGGAATAGAGTGGTATTCTGTCCACCTAAAGTTTCCTCAATACCATATTTAGACGAGGCGATGCCACCATCTAAATTAATTTGGTTTTCATACTCAGTGCCAGTATTAACAAGGTCAATAATTCCATCACCAACACCATTCAATTCATCATCATCTTCAAACTTTCTGTTAAGAATTAAACTTAAAGGATTAGTAAATGCAACGATATCTACTCCTTCTTGCTCTATCAATACGTGTGGAGCAACACCAGTGCCACTAGACCCAGATGTACCTCCTACAAATGCTATGATTTGAGACTTCTCACCAGACCTACCGCCATCGATGAATGCCAATTCATCAACTTCAAATGTTAGATATAGTGCTCTTTGGATTGGGTCCCAATCATATACAATAGCAACTCGGTTGTTAGATGATTCAACAACACGTCTTACTTTGTCAGTAACAGAGAATTGATACTGTGTAATACCTGTGTTTGCATCATCCTGTAAACTATCCAATATGACCTTCTGGTCAAAACGGAAATTTACACCTCTATCACATCCAGTGAAAGATGTAGGTGTCTTACCTGTATATCTTATAACTTCTCTTCCAACCAAAAACTTACCTGATCCTGGATAGGGGTCAGTAGTTTCTATGTGGACAGTTGTGTCATTCGAGTCAACATTTGTAAGTATACCAGACAGATTGTATAGGACACTGTTTAATGATTGACGATTTCTTGCAGTACGGATCAGGTCGGTATCTCTTGTAAAGATAACGTTTGGTGTTCCCTGATAACCGCCACCTCCTGATATAAGGTCAATAGATGTGATGACACCCAAGTCAATAAATGCCTGAGCAGATGCACCACTTCCACCACCACCTATAATTTGTATGAGAGGTGGTGTCTCAAAAAATTCTCCTGCATTGGTTAGAGATATAGAAGATACCTCACCAAACTGGTTTACAGAAGCAACACCAGTTGCACCCTGTCCACCTCCACCAGAAATAATAATATTTACATCTTCTTCTGTATAGTTTCTACCTTGCTGTTGGATTGATAAACCTGTTAATAGTCCTGTGATAGGCACTAACTCTGAGCCACTACCTCCACCACCTTCTATAACTGCAGTAGCATCAAAATAACCATCACCAAATCCAGTCATCTGGATAAAGTCTATACCACCATCATCTTTTAGATATACGTTACCAGTAGCATGACCATTTGAGTTTTCATCTTCAATTTTTAAACGTAAAGGGTCATAACCCTCACCTGGGTCTAATACCTCTACTGCTATAATTTCTCCTGCAACTCCTGCTATAACTGGTCTTAGCACTGCCTCTCTAATAGGTGTGCCACAGTTTCCTATACGAAGTCTAGGAGGGTCGTTTGCATCATATCCACTTCCACTGGCAGTAACGTACACCTCTCTAACCCCGAAGACGCTGTTAAACATCGGGACGATTTGTGCACCAGAACCAGGAACTGTACGTGTCATACGATTACTAAGTCACCTATCATT